TGATATTAACATCGAACGTACCGCCAATATTGGTTAGTAGTCTAACGTTATCTAATTTAATAGGTGTTGGTTTAAGTTCAAATGAAGCTTTATCAACGGATAAAGTAAAGTTATCAGTATTATGCCTAGCCCTATCAGTCAGCTCAGCCATGAGGTTACCATTTTCCGTATAAAAGTAAATCTTATTTGTATTTGAAGCAAACGTACTACCTTTAAATACCTGCGTTAGTATTTGTTTAGACAAACTAAAGCTAACATCATAATCAAATGAGTTAATCTTATCTAGATTAATACTTGGCTCTGAAAGAAACCCTTCGTCAAATAAATGATACTTAAACTTAACACCATTACCTTTATATTCAATATTATTCGAATTAATATCAAAAGTTAACTCTTTACTATTAATAGTATCGATAACTCTCGACAACTTTTTAATATCGGGAATATTGATAGTATCTTCAAAGTCACTCTCAGTTACATATTGAGCATGTAGAATTAAAGTACCGTCAGTACTAGCTATAAGGCTACTAATTACATTTTTTTTGATTCTTAAAATACAGCTTTCGTTTATTTTCGATAAAGCGTCTAAAAACTTTAAGAATTCATCCCGGTTTCTTACCTGTAGCTTTCTTTCTTGTTGGTTTACCATTTTTCTTCTCTAAGAGTAGTTTAATATCCTTTAAAAGCAAGTTTGTACTTTTTGTAGCTTCGAGCAATTCATCAAGTTTACTAGGTTCTTTTAGATCAAACTCTAATTGGTTAGGATCAAAGGCTGGCTCCGTGTTAGTAGGTGCAGTTTGTGCTAGCTCCTGTACTGCTTGCTCATAGTTTACTGGTGCTGCAACTGGCGCTGGCGGTGCCGGCGGTGCTGGCGGCGCTGGCGGTTGCTGCTGTATCGTTGGTTGACGCGCGAGATTAGTAAACGCCTGTTTCATTTCGTCAGACTTAGGTCTCAGGTTACCTGATGAAGAAACAAGCATATCATCTTGCTTCTTCATCTCACCATAGGTTTGACCCATGAACTGCATAACCATTCTTTTTTCTTCTTCGGTCATATTAAAGATCTTTCAATAAATCATCAATATCAGACTCTGTAGTATCCTCTTCAACGGCAACAGAAGCTACAGGCTCCGCAACGGTATTAGTAACCGGTTGTGTATTAGTTACAACCTCATCTTCTTCTACTTTACAATAGTAATGCTCATTTAGCATTTGCTTAAGGTCGTCATAAGACTTAAGAGTAAACACTTCCTCAAGGTTAAATACGTTATCATAGAGCTTCTTTTGCTCATCTTCTGATACCTCGATCTTACCTGCAGTAGTAAAACGTGAAGAGACGTAAGTTGGATACCCGCCTTGATCTTCTACCTTGATTTTAAGACTAACACCTTCTGAACCAAGATCGAAAATACGTGGACCGAACTCTTCTGCATCTTCACCTTCAATAGCCTCGGTAATAATCTTATGCAGCTGCTTACCGTACCGAAGCATCTTTACTTTACCATTATTATCCGGATTAGTTGGATCGTCGATAACATATACATTTACCAACCACTTCTCAAGACGTTTAACGGCTTGCATACGCTCTTTTTCCTCTTCATTACCAGTACGAAGAACTTTATACCTCTCTTCAGCAATCGGGTCACGATCACCAAACGTTTGAGGACTTAACGTCTGAACATATTGCCCAGTAGCGTAAGAAACCCAACCGTGGTTGTAGTAATGGAAGAATGTCTTAGCTGGGTTCGGCGTATACGGTAGAAGTCTAACAGTATACGTATTACCAGGCCTACATGACATTATCTCATTATAATTATTGTTATTTTGCTTACTATCGCTCACAAGAGCGTCTTTTATCGATTGGAACATTGTTGAATTGAATGCACTCATATATGAAATTATTATAATGACTTCCTTCTATTGTTCAAGTCCTCTTCTATTATTTTTAACCCATTCTTTATTTTTTCTTTAAGAACTCTTGAAGCAGCTAATTTTGTCCTCGTAGCGTTACTGATCTGATGGTAATCCTTAACAATAAAATCAAGCAATTGATTGTCGATCTGTTTAAGTTTAGTCTCGACATTTAAAGAATGGATAGTATAGAAATTTATTTTATGCTCTCGTAAATGCTGTAAAAAGACAGGCATAGTACCTTCTATAGTATTCTTATATTCACCTAAGGTAAGGTTATTTAACGTACAATATTTATGAATAAACTTGATACATTCTTTAGCAGCCTTAATAGTCTCAGGATGATCAGGGTCTGAAAGCTCCTTATCTTTCATGTACATAGTATAACACTTAAGTGCTCTTGTTGTATTATAGAAAGCTAAATCAAAGTAATTATCTGTACCGTATATTTTATAAGGTGCAATAAAGTAATCACTATAATTAATATGTCTGTATTTAGATAAAAGTAGAAACAATTTTTTAAGGCTAGCTTCCTCGGTACCTGTTATTTTATCAAAGTTTTGTCGTGACTTGAATGGCTTATTTTGCGTGGTACGTTGTATGTAAAGAAAGTTGTTGTAAATTATTTTCTCTTTTTCAGATATCATAAATTTAAGTTCTTATTTTTATTTAAAAACTTAGTAACGTATTTAGACTTAACAATAAGAGGATCGAACTCAATAAAGAGCTTAACCATTTCAAAGTTAGTATCGAGAGTTAATAAGTCCTTAAATAATTTTCGTAACTTTTCCTCCTTTAGCAAGAGTAAAAATATGTTTTGATAAGAAAGTTTTTTTCCTTTTAAAAGAGAGCAAAAAGTACAAAAACATAAAAGTAAGTGCTCTGCTTCTTTATCGGTTAATGAATATGAAGAATCTAAATCAGACACGGGTAAAAAGTTTAGTTAAATTTCCAAATTGCTCAGTTAACGCTCCACCAGCAGCACCTACCGATCCTCCACCGTTACAAAATTTCCGCGCAAGTATACTAACATCGACTTCTGATGTTTTACTTCTTCTAAAGGATACTGTTTTAGTATCTTTATTAACAACAATACCTATATCGGCTTTATACTTTGCTATAAGCGAATGAGCCACTTCGTTAATAGCATAATTGGCAAAAGTAGCAACAACTTTATAATCTTTAATCTTACCTTCAAAAACTTCAGCGTTATTCATTTGCTCTTTTAACTTTTTAAAGAATAAGGTAATAGAGTTCTTTTCCAGTATGTTAAAGTCTCTTATACCATGGTTAAAAGACTCTATAAATTTATTAACTTTTGGGTTATTATAGAGATAGAAAATTGCATTAAGCTTAAGTGCTTCAGCATCTTTTATTTTATAAGAATCATATTGATCGATAAAATTAATAAGATCTACTTGCTTTTGTGTTAATGAAAGCTTGGATAGAAACGTATCGTAAATTAACTTAGAGCAGGAAGTATAAGGCTTAACCACCGCCCTGGCATTTTTATAATTATCTTTTAACTTGCTATGATCAATGTGATGATCAAATATAACAAAATTCTTTCTATCTACTTCAGGTATATGCTCTTCAGTAAGAGCTAAGTCGCAAATAAATACTTTATCAAAAGTATCTAATGCACCGTTCTTTGATTTAAGCTTTGACAGTAAGGTAGATTCACCAGTTTCCTCTATTACAACATTAGCAATAGTCTCAAAATACCATTTCAACACTAACGCAGAACCTGCCCCATCCAAGTCATTATCAGTGTATATGAGGATGTTCACCCATATATTTAACAGCTATTGAGAGAATGCAACTAGTGATTGGAGAGTATCATCCCCTTCTTCATCCAAGTCAACGTCATCGGCTTGCTCGATAGTTAGTGTTGGATAATCAATACGCATTGCTTGCGTCATACCACGTGGTCCATAGCGGTTCTTCATCATACCGAGGCGGATGATACCTAACTCTCTATCTTCTTCGTTCTGGTAGATTGACATAATGACATCAGCTGTAGCAGCTAGTCCTATGGATTCCGAGATAGTAGCGAGATCTGGATTATCTTGATCAAAACCAGAACGATTTAACTGCGTTGCAGAAATAATAGGGCATTCAAATAAGTATGACATAGCCCTAACTTGCTCTGTTACATTTTTTATACGCTCGTAAGAGTTATTACCAATTGTAGAATGTATCAAATTAAGATAATCAATAACGATAGCATCTAATTTAATTCCTTTATCTTGAAACTTCTTTACAAATGCTTTAATTTGATTAGGTGTAACAGTTGATGGTGGAAATTCTTTAATAAAAATCTGACCTGGCTCCTGGTTAATAGAGTGCTTTAAAGTTACAGAATTTATCCCCATCTCCTTCATAGGTATTTTAGAAATATTAGTACAAATGCGTCTTGCATAAAGTAGCTCAGACATCTCTAAAGTAATGAGAAGTACATTCTTGTTTTGCGCTGCAATATTCTTAGCAATATTACCGAGAAAGATAGACTTACCAATATTAGTTTCACCGGCAAATACATACAATGCTTTACCTGTCTCGAGAAAGCCTCCTTCTAAATTATTATCTAGCCACTCCCACTGACTAGGTATATGAGCTTGCTCACAATTAAGATCGTCAATGAGTATGTCAATATCGTTATGTAAATCTAAACCTAAATCTGTAACTAAGCTAATGTTACAAGACTTTTCAAACTTATCTAAGACCGTTGATGTATCAACTTCTCCACTTGCTACATCTTCTGCAACAGAAAGCATTGTATGGTAAACAGCTTTCTCTTTTAAGAATTGCTCAGTATTATCATACAACTCATCTTTATCCAATCCTTTATCGATCTCGGAAAAAGACTTTACAAGTGTACGAAATGACTCCTTTTGTTCGTCGCTGACTAGGTATGATTTTAGCTCCGTCGTTGTTGGAAGCTTATTTCTCTTATCACTAAAATCCTTAATAATAGAAAAGACGTCTGCAATAGCCTTGTTTTTAAAATATTCAGGCTTTACGACGTCTGCAATAGTAGCTAAATAGCCGCTATCTGTTAGGGACTTATAGATTAGAATATTTTCGAATGAATCTAGGCAGAGTCTCGGCATTATATTAAGTATAATTACCCTTTATGCTTATTCAAGAACCAATCTGATCCTTTATTAAATTCTTCTGTAAACTCTCTGAGCCCTGGAGACGCATGTGTTATATATATGTCTGATACCCCTACCTTAAACCCTGCTTTGTGAGCAGATAGACTATAATCCAAATCGTACATGTGAAATTTTGCAGGACAGTTTTCGTCGAATCTAATCTTTTTAAATACCTTGCGTGATATAGCCATAAACACACCGTCAATCATTAAAACTCTATTCGGATAAGGTCCAAAAGAGGTCATTGATTTTTTATTATTATGTAGATGAGCTACTGCTCCATGTAAATTATTACTATGAAGTCCTCCTCCCATTAAATGCCATAACACAGGTGCTTGTAACTTAACTTCAGAAGTACCAGCTACTCCAAATAAATCGTATTTTTTAAAGTTTTCTTCCAACTTCTTCTTACTAAAATTTTCAAGAATAACATCATCGTGCACTAATACGATATACTCTAGATTTTCTTTAATAGCGAAGTCGATAGCTTTATTATAAACCTTTTGGAGTGAATCTTTATTATACTCTTTAAAAAATATATCTTCCTTCTTATTACTTTTATATAATAAGGTATCCTTTCTCGAGCCTTTTGTAGCTGCAATTATAAAATTATTACTCATACGAATAAGAAGGGTGAGCTATGTTTAAATGAACCTACTTTATTAAATCTCTTTGTTTCTGTATTAAGTCTAAGTATTACACCTTCTGGTACTTCCTTAAAACCATCACCTGGTAACGTTGAGAAAGCACCTAAACTATTATAATAAAGAATTGACCCTACTCTAGCCAAATATACCTCACTTGTATCGCAATCAACTATAGATAGTGCAAAAGTACCATCCAGTACTTCGAGTGCTTGTTTTATATACTTTATTGGATTAGGCTTTTTAGATTTATCCTCCATCATAAAGTGTTGTATTAGATTAACAATCAACGAGCTATCAACTGGATTTAAAATATGTGGTAGGTAATTTTCACGTATCTGTTTATCATTAACTAGAACACCGTTATGAAACACCATCCACGACATAGTTTCGAATGGATGTGATGTTTCATATTGATAGCTACGTTGTGAGGATGTAGGAGCTTGTACGTGACCCATGTAATACTCTGCATCATCTGAGTACTTTAATTTATCAAAATCAATCTCATCAGCACTCTTGTAAATATACTGATCAGTAGGAGCTATCTGTACAATACTACTAGCAAAGCTACCTCTACTCTTGTTAGCTTCATATAATATTTCCGTCATTGACGGTGAGAATGACCCAAAGATTGCGCACATACCTTAATTTAATCTAGTATTAAGGGTTTTTCAACTCAATATCTAATTCTGCACGTATCCTTTTAGTAAGCTCTTTACTTTCCTCAATTTTACCATAATATAATCTATACTCGCGAGGGATACGCCAGAAAAAATCCATAATTTCAGGGCTTCGCTCATCAAAAGCAAAACAATAATGAGGATAATCAATATCATCGACAGTGATCCATTTTTTACGTGGTTTCTTTTTCTTTTCTATACCTAATTTAAGCAAAATACCCTTTCCTAACCCCTTAACTTTAAAAAGGTCGTTATTATTTTTAAACGGTCTCATAGCAACAATATTTTTCGCCGTCTTCTTACCGATACCCGGAACCTTAATGAGTTCTTTTAAAGTTTTATTATTAAAATCTTTATATGATAATTTCATAACCCTACTTTTATTAATTATAGCAAAGTTCCTTTTATTTTACTAGTTTTATTATTTATTACACTACCAGCAAATAAATAATATAGTATGAGCTCTACAAATACTTTTGATATTCTTGTTGAAAGAATGACAACATTAAATGAAATGGCAGATAGCTTTAAACGCACAGTAAAAGGCGCTGCTACAGGTGAAGATGGATTAAATTTAATGCTTAAAGCTTATAGAAATGAAAAAACTGGTAAGCCAGTAGGTGCTGTTTCTAGAGTTAAAAATTTAATCGTACTTAGAGCTCTTTACGATAAGGATTATATCAACGATGAGCAGTTTCAGGCTTTAGCTAGAAAAGCTACCTCATCTAATTATATCGCTAATACATTAAAAGAGATAAATCCAACAGCACATGAAAAGCTTTTCGGATCTGCTCAAGAGAGTGAAGATATTATTAAACATATTAAACTTAACGCAAAAGATATGCTCAACTTTGGTCTTACTAACTTGAAAGGTAAAAGTTTCGTCGAGGTACAAGAAGATGAGCCTGAAGATATTGATGCAAAAGAATTAGAAGATGCAGTAACTGATGAAGTTATAAGTCTTGCTAAAGGCCTTACATCTGACGACGTTGAAGGTACTATTCTTGATTTTGATGATGTTGACGTATCTCTTGATGGGGTGGAAAATAAAGATGCTATTACAAGAAAGCTTATTGGTATTTTAAATAATGCAGGTTATACTGCTGAAACTACCGGTGCGGGATTTAATGTTGAAGCTCCGATCGGTTCGTTTGGTTCAGAAGAGCAAGTTCAAGATTTGATGGCAGGTCTTATTTTAAAGCATTTCCCAGGTGTAGATGAAAACTTAATAGATATTAAGTTAAACACAACTGTAGAAGATGCTGAAGTAATGAACGAGCCTTTAAGTGATTTAGCTAAAGTTGGTGTTGAAGAGGTTTATCCAGACGATCAAGCTGAATTACCAGATGATTACCATGAAGATGGTGAGCATGCTGAGCATAAAACAGACCTTATTGCTAAGATTGATCAAGATGTTAGTAACGGTGTGGGTAGAGCAGAACTTGAAGGTAGGTATGGTAAAGAGGCTGTTGCGGCCTACATCAAATGGGGTGAAGAAAACGACATGTTTGAAGGTGAGATGGAAGATGCTGAAACAGACATCGATGTAGCAATCGGACCCGGCACGGAGATCGTGTCACAAGGGCAAAGATTC